GCCTAGCCCGGTTTATGGCGCACGACTGGAACTCGTGTATGGGTTAATAGCTCATCGAGGGTTCGAATCCCTCCTTCTCCGCCAAGTGAAAACCGTTTATTTACGTTAAATCACGTAGATAGGCGGTTTTCTTTATGCTCTAAAATGCTAAAATATGCGTAAAAATCATAAAATATGCGTTGGAATGATAAATACTAGACACGAAACTAGACCCGAATTTTGCACACACTGAATTTTTGCTCTGAAAATATGCACAAAAAGCAAGCTTATATTTGTGCAATCCTACAAAATTCAATGTTATCTATATTTTTGTTATCTAGCTACTTGACATTTAGTAGATAACATGGTATACTATAATCACAGGCAAGAGATGAGACCTGAAATCAAAAATTAATTTTCGGAGGTACAAATCATGGAAAATCAGTATTCAAAATTCGAGTATTCAATGACAGAGAACCCAAGTGTTCTGAACGGAATCAGGGACGAAGAGAGAAAAGCAGCACACGCCGCTTGGCTTGCAAAGTATTTCAACGTGATTTTTGAAATCGAGTGCGCAGAGCTTGAGGGCACGCCAAAACAGATTGACTACGCAAACGATATCAGACGCAAGACCCTCTTCTGGAGAGTTGGTTCTATAACCGAGTACGCTGCCGATAAGTGCAAGGGTGCTGACAAGAAAGGTTATGACGTTGCAGTAGGTTTTGAAATCGTAGCGGCTGAACTGAATAAGCACGGCATGAACATAGAAACCATGAGCGACCTGGTTAAACAGCTGACGATACATCAAAACCAAAAGCTGATAAACGAAACATCAGCCAAGAAAATAATCGAACGTGAAACAATATGAGAACGCATAAACAGTCCTGACGAGTATCTGAAAATTGATACGAAACGCCCCACAAAAAAGGGGCGTCGGCTGGAAAGCAAAATAAATCTGAAAGGATATGATTTAATGAGCAAGTTGAAAGACATGAGAGAAAAAAGAGGTATGACACAGGATGAGCTGGCAAAGAGAATAGGCTCTGTCAGGAGCTACATCTGCCGCCTGGAGAGCGGTGCGCAGGATATCAACTTTATCCAGGCGAGCACGTTAGGACGTCTATGCACGGCACTTGACTGCAAGCCAGAAGATTTACTGGAAGCTGATAGTTTCGAGTTTGAGGAGATCAACGGCGAAAAGCGACTGATAGTCGATGGACTATATACCCCCGAAGGCAATTACCTATTAGTAAAAATAAAAAATCGCACATATCAACTGAGCATGATTGATTTTTCAAAAGTTGATGATGTATCAAAATATCTGATACCACGTGGAAATGCCAATATTCCACGAAGCGCCGCAGAGTTCGACAAGAAAGCATACTGGATCTATAAAATGGCACCACGTGACGGCGTGGAAGTCAAAGTCCTAGATCCTATCAGCCCAGAGGATTGGGAGTTGCTAGTTGAAAAACTAGGGCTGACCGATGATGATATTTCGGACGAATTTGAGGTTGTCAAAGGTAAGAACTATGGTGAAAAGTGTGAAAAACACTACGTTTGCAGACAGATAAGACTTACCGCTCCGAAAAATTCGGTTACGATTGAACGAGAGTTGAAAAAGCACGGCATAGAAGCAACAAATGTAAATATCGACCGAATCAACATTAGGGTGAAGTGATATGGCAAAGAAGAGCAAGCCAGAAAAACTGTTACCTGACATGGTGGTGGCTGATAACATCGAACTGATACGGCATATCGGTCACACAGCGACCCACACGGAGATAGCTGACGCCATGAGAGCATATGCGTTCGACACGTTCATTCACAGGTATAGTTTCGACTATGCCTGTGAAAAAGCTAATGCGTATCTGCTATCGGAAGAGGGATTGAACAACCTGTGTGTGCTGAAATGTATAAATAACTGGTATCATGGCGGACGCCAAATATATGTTTTTGATGATGATTTTGCTAGCCTGCTGAGTGGTCAAGGCAAGTCAGATTTGCACATCAGTGCAGAAACGTTGACGCAATTGCCATGCAAAAGTTTTTATGTTCAGCGCAAATACCAGGATAGCCTAGGATTTTTCGTTGATATCCAGGACAACGATATTTGCATGGCTGAATTCTTTGATGGTGATCGTCCAGACGGATTTGTAATGCGTTTCACGGCCGATGATACCGTTGAGGGTATTCTGCAGAAAATGGTGGGTGCTGAAACCACCATTAATGACAGTTTGGTGGCTGAATACGCTGAAATGTTGCAGTTCGTTGTATATTTATCAGCAGTAAATGCTGAAATTGTACCTGTTACGAAACGTCAGGTGCAGAAGAAAACCGCCACACAACGTCCACAGAAGCCGTCTGCACAGCCACAGAAATCAGCCATAGCCAATGTAGGATATAGGATAGGCGTCGCTGTCCGCAAGCATAGGCAGGCTGAGAACGCTGTCGACGGTCAGCACAGCCCACAAGGTCACAGCGCACCGAAAGCACCGCACATCAGACGTGCTCATTTCCACGGATATCATACCAACAACGGCTATCAGGTGAAATGGCTGAATACAATCTTCGTCAACGCTGAACGTGATGACAACGATATCAGCACAGTTCACAAGGTGCTGCAATAACATTTATATCCGCTCTTTGTGGGCGGATATATTTTTGCACAAATTTTTGTCATGATTTTGTGCAAGTATACAAAAGTACGTCATTGACGTATATTTTTGTGAAAATCTATTGACAACTACGTCATTGAGTGTTATAATATAATTACAGTAAGGGGAACGAAAGAAAGCCCCGAAAGAAAAAATGAAAGAGGTAATTATTATGGCAATCAGAGCAATTCAGTATGTTGACGGATATGTAAAATATGACGAGATTTACGAGGGTATCGAGTACGAGACACTTAGAGACGAAATGGAAGAGCTTGTCGGAGAAGCAATAGACAGCTACGAGCTGGAAATCATAAAGTAATTTAGGAGGTAATCACAATGACAATCAAAGAAATGCGTATGCGTACAGGAATGACGCAGAATGAATTCGCAAATAGGCTAAGCATACCGACAAGGACATTGCAGAACTGGGAGTGCTGCACAAGAGAGTGCCCACAGTATTTGTTGAATTTAATCGGCTACTACCTAAAACACGAGAACCTTTTCAAGCCCGAAGAGGACATCACAGTGATCGGCAAGGTGAAGATAGCTGATAGAGCGGCAGAGCTGAGCCTGTGCAGTGAGCGAACAGAGGGCGGCACAGTGTTCTGTTGGGAAGCCGTGTACAAAATGTCAGACGGTCAGATAGGACTTATTCAGTGGGACGGTCAGAAGCGTGTATTCCAGCCGTTAAATGACTTCAAACGCAATGCTGAGGGCATACGCACACAGCCAATGCACGCCTGCCGAAGCATTACTCGTGCCGAAATGAAAAAAGCTCCTTTTTGCAGTGCAAGGCTGGAAAATTTGAGTGAGATAGAATAACTGTGTATTCACAATAAAAAAAGCCGCCAGGGCAAACGCTCTGACGGCTAAATTTGTGCGAATTTTATGCGAATTTTGTGCGACTATTTTTTGATTTTTTCACGCAGCTTTTTGATGAATTTCTTGCCTGCAATGCCGTTCGGCCTGTATCCCCATGCTTTCAGCCTTGCATTGATAGCACCGACAGTGCCCTTGCCGATGATTGCATTATCGTCCAGCTTCGCACCGTCAAGTATCAGCAACTGCTTCAGGGCATACGACCCGTCTGTGCTTGCACCTTTCTTATAGCCTTTTGTTTCCAGCGTAGGCGGATTGATAACGCTCTGATTTTTCGGACGCAGAACGCCCAAGACGTGGTTATAGTTGTGATAGACACGTGTGCATGGGTCATTCTTGCCTAGCCAGTTCTGATCGTAGCTGTAAAAATACCTTTTGTTGCCTTCGCCTGTGGCAATGGCAACATGACCGATACCGCCGTTCAGACTACCGCCCCACACAACGATATCACCCTTTTTTGGCACGAATGACGGCGTGTTTTTAATTCTGGTAAAATAGCCCTTGACCGCCTGCTTGTCGAAATCTTCGTAAATCTGTCTGGCATACAGACCTGTGAACATACCGCAGCCAATAACATCTCTGTTGTACTGGTTTGCCAGATCAAAGCACTGTACGTTATATGCTTTGTCAAAATCAACGCCCTTGCCTTTGTATTTCTTCACAAATTCGTCATATGTCATTGCCATAGTTTAGTCCTCCTTATCCTTAAAAACTCCAAATTTTGCCACAATTTTGTTTATCCAGCTTGCTTGTGGGTTAATCTCCCCATAGTTTTCCAGTATAGAAACTATTTCCATGGCAAAAATATATCCGAAAACAGCTAGTGCGGTTATCGTTCCTGCAATGCCTGCCAGTTCGCTATGTCCGTAGTAGTGACCCAGCTGTTCAAAACCTATTTCCGAACCGATAGCCACGCCCATGACAACTATTTCGGCTAGTTTGTTCAGACCGCCTTTTCGCATTTTCGATGAACGGACGTCGCCTTTGCAATAGGCTTTTATCCAGCCTGTGGCAAAATCAGCCAACGCAAGCCCTATCACGATCATCAGCATAATTATGTACTTCACTTTACTACCTCGCTTTCGTATTTCTGCCCTGTGATTTCCTCGTACTGCTCAGGGGTTATTTTCCCCCTGTCGGCGAAGTCTTTGACCTGTTCAGCGGTGTACAATCCTAAATCGTACAAACGTTTGACTTTTCTATACATTGTCCTTGTCCTCCTCAATCAAAGTATCGGTCATCAGTGCAGTATATAGCACCTGAGCTTCCAACTCATCAACCTTTGTAGCCTTCTTCGGTTGGAAATCTTCTTGGGATAACCCTAGCTTTTCAGCCATTTTTCTCTGTAACTCCGTCATGTTGTACCTCCTACTTCACTCAGTCTCACGATATACTCTTCCTCACTTGGAACAGGTATTCTGTAATCGTCATTACCACCCTTGAATGTCACTGAACCCCCTGCTTCGACTTCGATGTTTCGCAGAAAATCATCTGGTATTAACGATGAAATGTCGGTGACAATTGGGGCTGCTAGTTCGTAGTACAGCATTACGCCTGACATAGCCTGTTTGAATGCGGTAGCGTCGGTGTAGGCGGTGTCCTTGACCTGAATTTGTGAAACTGCGATACTGTCTCCGTCTAGCACAATTGTTTTATCGACAAATGCATTTGGATTTCTAGCAACTGTTATATATTTACTGCACAGTATATTATGAACAGTTATTCCGAACGCACTTAATCTTTTAAACCCAATTGCGGAAACTGGCGCATAGAAATAATCTCCTACTGATTGACTAGATGTTTTCATCCACGTCAGCGTTCCTAAATCTACGCTGCTCACGCACTGAACGTATCGTTTGTTCTCATAATCAACGTAGTTCTTAGCCGTTCCTGCCGACCAGCCATAGCCAGGCAGTGCTTTGATAACTTCGGGGATAAGGTATTCGGTCTGATAGAATGGGGAATAATCGGTAGCAGTATCACCCAATTCTAGCTGAACGTCATAGACCATAAGCATTATGGTGCACAGTGACACAAAATCAGTAGTTGCTACGAACGTAGCTACTGCCTGATATTCTGTGTTTGCCGTGTAACCTACTTCTGATTTTATCAGCGAACTATCATGTGCGTATGATGTGTTTTTTCCTTTCTGTAGTGACCAACGCAAACCGCCTTGATTAGCTCCACTTGATTTTACTTTGAATGACAGCGTATATTTACTGCCGACAATAGTCGGAATATTTAGAACAGTTGTCGTTGAACGCTTTGTGTAAATAACACCATTTTCAACCTTGCTTACATTCGTTCCATGATAAATTTTGTCAGTATAGTCAAACAAATTCTTCTCCTGCTCCACAATCTCTTCCGTGCCTGCACTAATAATCTCACCTGCATTATACGGATAATAATCGGCTGGAAACATTTCCTCAAATTCTTCCACGCTTGTGGGTTCGTTTTCGCTTCCGAACATGGCGGTGAGGTCATAAATCTGTGGCGTGATTGAAAAATCTACAGTTATATTAGAATTTACACGGAACGCAATTGCAATTGTACCATTTCCATCCATTGTAAATATTATACCTTTGCCGTATTCATGCCACCTATTTCCGCCGTTATCGTTGTAAAAACCCGTACCACTAGACAGCGCAGTAGTATCACTGGCGTGCGAATGGAATAAATATTTATGATTTGAAATTCCGGTTTGTACCGGGGATATCGGTATAAAACAAACCGCTGACGACGTGCCACTGATATGCAGCGATTTGCTATCAATTTTTGTAGTTGCAATACCATTAGATGTTTTTTCGACAATCTGTGATATTAGCTGGTTCCATACAATAGACCTACCACCAACACTCTTCACCGACATCAGCTTACCGCCCGTAGGCACTGTCTTTGCATATGCCGTATCTGTGTCCGTTTCAAACCTATGCGTCACACCCTGACCAATGTCGTACAGTGCATTTACACGTCTTGTCAATTCTTTATCCGTCAGCTTTATACGTCCTATTTCAGCTGTATTTTCAGCTATCTTACTGACTGCCGTCACGTAGTCCTCAGGCAGACTGTCAGCCACCGCCTGCGCTGTCTGTGCAGCAGTTTCAGCGGCTGTCTTTGCGGTTTCAGCACGGCTTGCCGCCTGCGTTGCCGTATCGGCTGATACTCCTGCGGTGGTAGCTGATTTCTCAGCGTTTTCAGCCGCTGTTGTCGCTGTTTCTGCAGCGGTGACGGCTGTCTGCATATCTGCGTGTGTCTGCCTGCCTATGGCGTCTATGCGGTCTAGTGCGTCAGCTGCCACACTTGGTGACGGGATAGCTGTATCACCGATAGCCGCCCCTATTCGCAGTCGAAAAATTCGTGATTTTTTAACTAAAATATACTCATCACCTGACAGCTTCTTCGCTGCTATCTGGCAGCTGACTGTCTGCGCTGACCGCAGTATATCTGCCGTTGGTGTCCACTGTCCGCCTGTAATATCGACCTCATATGTCACGCCGTCGCCGTAGTCTATCGTCATTACATAGCGGTCTGCGCCGTCTATCTCCATGCCCTCGACTGTCACAGGACGTGCATTTGTTTCGCCTACATATCCTAGCAGGGCTGTTGACGTCATTGCGTTATAATTTTCGTCTAGTCTGATTACCATTTTTGCACCCCCTTTTATACGATTGCTATGTAGTCAATGCTGTACGTTCCTGCAGGCACGTTGACAGTAGTTGCGCCATTGCTAGGGCCCATGCAGATTACTGCAAAATATGCGCCCTTGTACACCTGCACATGGGTGCAGTAGTTCTGAAATGGGCTAGGTGTGCCGATATCCCTCAGCGACACACATATCTGCTTCGGCACAAAATCCAAATTCAGAGGTATTTGCACGATTGAAGCTGCCTTTTCCAGCGTGTATTCAATCGTGCCGCTTTTGATTTTGTTTTGGTTTAGGTCATTTACCGCCTGCTCCGTTGCCGTCAGTGCGTCAACCAACGCCTGCCGAACGTCACGGCCGTAAAATGCGTTTCGGACAGTCTCGATTGCTGTTGTCAAATCAACATTGTTTGCCATTTTATCCCTCCTAGTCTAGTGTGTGGTTTTTCGTTGTCACGCTGTTACACATGATATCACCTGTTTTGCCGTAGCATTGTACTGCGGTTTTTTCATTTTCGTTATACAGATACATCGCCCTGTTATTGGTATCAACTGTAAATACCTTTTTACCGCTGTCTGTGTACGTTGATATGTTACCGCTGTTTGTGTCTAGTGAAAATTTCAATTCGTTATTCCAATAGCCCGACATAGCACCAGCCTGCAGGACGATATGACCGCCGATCGTGCTGTTATCAATGCGTATCTCCAGCGGACTGACCTTCAATGTCCATTCGTTATGGGATAGCTGGATAACACTGGTATTTTGACTAGACGTTTTTATATTTATCGTTCCGCCTGTGATAGTCGCTGATTTCGACGACAGCTTGTTAGCGACCACATTTCCGCTTTCGTCCACTTTGAACGTTCCGCTGCCGTTATTTATCTTCAACCCTGTCAGGGTCAGGGCAGTTATAAAACTAGCCACCAAATTTCCGTCAATAGTCCACGCATTTGTGTACGGTCCGTCTTTCGCAGAACCGCCGTCCGATGATTTCCAAAAACCTAAACCATTTTTGTTTAATTGAATGCAGGACTTGCAGGTATTTATATCAGCCGTGTCCATAATCAGAATGCGCTCTGGTTTTTCTGACGGGTCAAGTATGACGTGTCCGCCCTCTGCGCCTGTTATCAACTTTGTAGCATTCTCGATTTTACTGTCTATGACCTGTCTATTCCTGAATTCGCTATCATCAATAGCGGTCTGCAGGCTCTTGGTTTTTGCTGTCATGAACCCTGTCATGGTTTCAAATTTGTCACCAAATGTCAACTCGGATTGTTCAGGATTGTCAAGGTTTATAGTAATGCCGATTATACGCAAATCTTCGTCAATCCCCATGAGAGGGTTGACTACACGATACCAGCACCCTAGTTCAAACTGCTCAAAATTCATGTCAATTGTTGACAAATCAACCGCAGTTATTTTATACTGCTTTTTGGCTTTGTTTGCATTTTTCAGGTATGCTGTAGCTTTTGTTTTCAAAATTGACGCCTGTGTCACGTCATCCCACGTTTGTGTACCACTGATTACGCCATACTTAGCGACTAACGCACTATCTTCGATATAATCTTTACCGCCGTTCACACTGCCAATCGTCAGCCTTTTCTCGCTGTCGGTCAGCTTTGTGCCTAGCGGATATAGCCGTGTAATAACGCTCGTTTCGTCCACTTCACGGCTGATAGTTTTGAGATTTACTGCCAGTTCTATTTTTGTGTCTGTGCCGTGTCCGATATGTTCCAGATAGTCTATATACACTTTTCCGTTTTGGTCTCTTAGCTGGATTTCACCGCCGAATTTTCCGACCAATTGTTCAGATATAGCGTCCATAGTCGATACCCAGTTGACAGAATACGTGTAGTTATTTTCGCCCGTCACAGTGACCTGTCCGACCGATATGTGTTTATCATCGCCGACCTGCGTATTGTGTTTTGAAATGAACGACGCTAGCACTGTCCGAATGCCTACCACCTTATATTCCGCATACGGCTGAACGCTGTCATACAGCCAACCTAAACGCCCCTCGCAGGTGACAGATTTGCAAATCAGACCTTGCTCGTCCATGCTGTCAGGGCATTTCAGCACACGTCCGATAAAAATATCTTTGCCTGTGCTATCGTCCGTGACAGTGACCGATGTTGTCAGCGGTTTCAGTTTGTTATATCCTGCATTGTCGGGATATATGGTAAACGTAAAACTGTCAACGGCATTGACAGCCTTGACGATTTTTCCACCTGAAATGCGGTCAAGGTTATCACTATGTATCGTGGTTTTTTCAGTACCATTTGTGATAGTGACAGTGTGCATTTATAACACCTCCTCATGCAGATCCAGCGTGAGCGACCCGAAGCCATACGCTGACAGAACGTTCAACCCCGGCTGTAAAATCAATTCGTCCATGTCGAATGGCTTTTCTGTCGGTCTGTATACCTTTTCAGAAATATCAATGCCGTTATTCTGAAAATGCGTAAATCCCACTTTGTCGGTATCATCAGCAGACCGCCTATATATCAGACGTGGTTTTATCGGCACGTCCGAATATAAATAGACTTTCAGAACGCCCATAGGGGCGTGTGGAGCCATTTCAATAGCCGACAACGTCATGTCCGTAAGATTTAGATAGTCATTTTCAAAACTGAAATCGTCAAAACCCTTGTCTGAAAAATCGTCAGATATTTTATACGGCTGTGCTTTGAACGTTGCCGTTACCTCAACATGATAGCCCTTTTCGCTTTCGGTGCAGCTAATAGCTCTTGCCTTATAGTGGTAAATTTCGGCATCGTCATATAAATCACATTCGCCAGCCGACAAAATCCAGTTTTCAAAATCTGCCACTGCTTTCCGCAGGGCGGTTTTCGGACAGTCCATAAATACAAATTTGTATGTCAGTGTTCGTGTATCATAGGTAGGTTTACCGCCATTCTGATATGTGAAACATATGTCGCCATTGCGGTATGGTATAGTAGCCGATATATCCCTGATACTCGGTGGCGGTGTACTGCGTGATGTCAGCAACGCCCCAAAATCAGCATAGGAATTTTTACCATTTATCGTTATACTAGACATTGTCAGCCACCCTCCTAGCATTCAGATTGATTTTTTCAGCCATAGCAACGTCCATGTATGGCGCTGTCACTGTGGCGAAACGTTTTCCGTCAATGTTCATAACCACTGTCAAATCACCGCTCTTGCCGTGTTGTGTGGTGCTGTCGGCTTCGGTTGATATTTTGTCAGCTGTTTTTCTTGTGGTTTGCCTGCCTATCATGACAGGGTCCATTTCAGCCGATACACCTGCAACGCTGTCAACGATAGCCTGTGCCTCGTTCACTGGTTCGTCCGCAGTGTCTTCCATACCGACAGCGATACCAGACGGCAGATACTGACCGACCTTTTTCGCCATGACCCTTGAAGGGGAATGAATGTCAAAGAAATCACAGAATCCGTCTATAATGGCACTGCCTACGTCTTGCACTACGCTCCAAATTCCGCTGACAGCAGAAACTAATCCGTTCAAAATGCCTTTGAGGATATTTGCACCCAAGTCCAGCCAATCAACTTCCTTGAAGCCGTCTATGATAGCACTGATTATCTCAGGCAGTGCGTTTATAATATCAGGTATAGCGTCAGGCAATCCCTTTGCCAATGCAACTATCAATTCCATGCCTGCCTTGACCAGCGCAGGCAGATTTTCTGTCAACGAATCTGTTATAACAGGTATCAATGCTATTATTGCGTCAATCAAATCAGGCGTGCATTTAGTCAGACCTGTTATCAATCCTGTTAGCAATTGGAAACCGCCCTCGATGATTGCAGGCAGATTTTCAATCAGCGTGTCGGTTATTTGTTTTATCAAACTAGGTAACATCGGCATCAGCTGTTTGATAACGTCATTTAGTCCGTCAATCAGACCCATAAACAGCGTGATTGCGCCCTGCACCAGTTCAGGCACTAGCGTCGGGATTGTTGAAACCAACGCATTTATCAGTCCGAAAAAGCCGTTAAGCAATGACGGCAAAATCGAGTTGATTAGTGACGGCGCTAATTGTGCTAGCGACTGAATGATAGATGTTAAAACTGTGGTTGCCGCTGTGATTAGTGTAGGTGCGTTTTCGGCAAGCGTTTCTGACGCAGAACTGAACAGCCCAGATATAACAACAGGAATTTGTTCGGTCAAGCCGTCAAGACCGCCACTGTCATATGCGTCTAGCAAACTAGAAACACCGTCAAACAGTTGGGTGAAACCACCTGACAATTTCTGAACGGCTGGCAACGATTTTGTCAGAAAATCTGCCGCCATTCCCTTTGCACCAGCCATAACAGGCGTGAACGCAGTTCCCAAAGACGCAAGGGCGTCCTGCAATTCAAAACTTGCACGTTCATAGTCCAGCGTTGATTTATTTGCTGATTGGTATTCGTCATTGATTTCCGACAGACCCGAATTTGCCAGCCAGTCTAGGGCATACTGCTGACGTTCTGCCTCTGACGTGCAGTTCTGCAGACCCGCATTAAAATCATCAACGCTATCACCCATACGCCCGATAAGTTCTGAAAACTGACCTGTCGCAGCACCTGTGGCAAGGGTTTCCTGCAAGCTGTCTGAAAGGCTCTCAATTTTCAAAGTGTCAGGAAATTTTTCAACCGCTCCGCTGAGTGCGTTTATAGCAGGCGTCATTTGTTCATCGCTGAAACCAACAGCCATAAGGTTTGATAACGCTTCAATACTTGAATCGGACTCGCCTGTGATAGCCACCAAATCTTGCATTTTTGATTTCATAAAATCAAAATCGTTGCCGCTGGTTTCGGCGTTTGTTTTCAATTTGGTCATATCACTGTTCCATTCACGGCTAGTTTCAACGTTTGCCGCAAGTGCCGTTGTTACAGCCGCAAGACCAACACCTATGGTCTGCGTGTATTTTTTGAACCCGTCAGCCGCCTTGCCTATCATAGCCGTGTCTATCTTGCCCAGCGTTGCCGTGAACTTTACGGCCTTGCTTGTCGCACCACCTATGACAGAACCGACTTTTTCGACTTTTTTTATGACAGGTTCGACCTTGTCTTTGGCTTCTTTGAACGCTGTGCCGATAACATGAATGTTTTTCTTTTCGTCTTTCAGGCTTGACAGCTTCGACTTCGTTGTTTCCAACTCTCGCTGAAACGCACGATACTGTCCTGCGTCTATCTCGCCTTTTTTATACTGTGCTGTGACCTGTGATTGCGCTTCTTTCAGCACGTCTAGCTTTGATTTTGTTTCTTTGATACTGTCTTTCAGTAGGTCTTGTTTTTGTTTTACCAGTGTGACGTTATTTGGGTCTAGCTTCAGGGCTTTGTCGACCGCTTTCAACTCGCTTTCCAGCTCACGGCTCTTCTTGTTCGTTTCTTTCAGTGCCTTGTCAAGGCCTGTAGTGTCACCGCCTATTTTGATAGTAATGCCCTTTATGCTACTTTTTGCCACCTATCATTACCCCCTTTCCGAAATTTTCTCTCAAAGCCTGTCGGTCAGGCTTCGTCAGGGTCAATCTATATGCGTTGTCTAGGTATTCTTGACCGCTCTCCGTCTGCCTGAGCCGTGCGATAAATGCATCACGACGTATCAGCAGATAGTCATAGTAGTCCATATCATCAACATCATATAGTGATATACCCATATAGTCCGCAACTAATTTTTCCCACGTTGAGGAAATTTCATATTTCTCCCCCTCCCTATCCTGCGGTGGATAGTAGGGGAGTGCTAGTTTTTTGAATTTTTGATTTCTAGCAGATAGTCGATATATGTGCGATAGAATGTTTGTATGTCGTAGATGTCCCAATCAGCTAGTGTTTCAGCCGTTATCGGTATCTTTGCGATATTATGCGACATCAGTTTTGCACACATTTCGATTGCTTCGTCCAGCTTGTTGCCGCCTAGCTTTGCAGATATTTCCCCGAACGCTTCAATCTCGCCCTTTGTGGGTGGCATAACAAAAATCGTGGTATGCTTTTCATCAGCCAGTTCAATGCGCAGGCTAGGCTTTTGCATTTTGTTAAAATTCAACGTCTTTGGCATTTTTTTATATACCTCCAAAAAAACAGCCCACTGAAAATCTCAGCAGGCTGTGTATTTGTGTTGCTTATGTGGCACTTATTGACTTATCTTCTTCGATATAGGTAATCAGCGTTCCCTCGCTGTCGCTTGGCAGTGCTTTGAACTCTGCGTCAATAACGCTTTCCTTGTCTTTCGCAAATGCCAGCTCAATGCCGCTCTGATTGTTGCCCACGATCATGACCCATATATCTCCGTCAACTGCGTCAACGTGGTGGAAACACAGAACATACCTCTTGCGACGCATATTCTTCAGACCGCCTATCTTGACAGTTCTGCGTTTCTTGCTGGTATCTTCTGTTACTCTTGCGGTATCGCAGAGAACGTCAAGCGTGTTGCCGTTGAATACCATGATACCAGTTTTCAGCGTTGCCTCTTCTTCGGTGATGATTGTTTTCTGATGTGTGCCGTCATCATCACTTGCGGTGTAGAATGTAGGTTTATATGACAGGGTTGCACCGCCCTGGATATAGCCCAGCACATTGGTTTCTGTACAGATAGTATCAACATCAGGTACGGTTTCACCGCTGAAATCCTGATAATAAATATAGCCGCTTCCCAAAATGATGTTACTTGGGGCTTTCTTTGTCTCAGCCATTTTAGTTCCTCCTTATTTTAAATTTGTGATTTATGTACGAATAATTTTTCAACAGATTTTGGGCGTTTGTTATTACTATTTAACGTCCTTAAAATTTCTTTTTGCCAAACGCAAACAAAATCGTCAGGTGCTTGCAGTTCCGAAATAAACACTGTGTTTTTTTCACTGATTTTTCGCATATGTTTCCAAAATTCAGTGCTATCAAATTTGCCTGTTGAATAGCCTGTAACATTAGCATATGGTGGGTCAGCGTATACTATAGACCCGTCAGGAATGTCAACACTGCGATAGTCGGCACAGGTGAATTTTGCCGTTTTAAGGTTTTCAAAATCTCGCATTATAGCATTTCTACCTTGCTTGGCATAATTGTCACCCCTTTTGCTTCGGGCATAGCTGCTAAACCATTTCGCACCAAACGAACACTCAAAGCCCACAAAGCCAGCCAACGCCTTATCCTCGTCCTTATGCTCACGAATATATCTATATTGTTCTTCTGATATATCTTCGGGCAAATCATAACCGTTTTGTAACGCCTGATACATAGCTATCAGATATGGGTGCAGGTCATTGCATATAACATTTTCAAAATGTGGTGCTAATTTTGTTTCGATTGCACAGCCACCGCAGAACAAACTTACAAACGTCTTAGCATTTTCCTTCTTTTTTTGTAAAATAAGTTCTGAGATAGGTTTTGCAATTTTGCATTTACCGCCTAAATATCTCATTGTCCCTTCCTTTACTTTAAATAATTGGTAAATGAATATCTTATCTGATACTCCTTGCTGTCTTCAATCCAACTTTCAGACTTTTCCAAGTCAAAATCTGCAAATTGCTTTTCAACAGCCGTTTCTAATTCTACGTCGATTTTCCTAGTATACAATTCAATGACTATCGCCTGCTCTCGCAGGCTCGCTGGGTGCATATCGTCTCCGCTGTCTATGGTGCTTTCACGATAGAACACGCAGTATGGCGTTTTCATTTCATCACGTGATGAATAGTATGCGACTTTGTCTTTCAGTTCGTCGATAGCCGTTAATCGTGAACGTATGTCAGCCAATGTCAAATTCATTTCTTCAACCTCGTTTCTACCAGCTCAGGCAGTGTCTTTTGTGCATATTCCTCAACAGGTTTGATATGCACAAATGCCTTTACTCTGCCCTTACCGCCTTTCTTTGCGTGACCATGCTCCAGCAGATGTGTCAGATAGTAGTATTTTTTGTTACGCACAATCACACGCTTGTTGCCTGACTTAGCGTATACTGTTTCAGCTTTCCAACTTTCGGCATACTTGCCTGTGCGGCGTGGTGATGTGGTTTTCAGCTTTTCGACACACTGGTCTGCAACCTCGTCAATACAGCCGTCAACTATCTTTGCAGTTTCTTCGCTGTACTCTTTCAGGTCATCAGCGACCTGTTTTGCCAGCTTGCTGATATCAATTTCAACCGATTTCATCAGCTATCACCGCCAAAACGTTCAGCCGTCAGTTCAATGGCTGTTCCTGCAACATATGTGCGTATGATACGATATTCCCGACCGTTATAGAATAACATATCCTCATCATCATAGTCATAGTAATCTGCCATTTTGATTTTCAACGTAGGTTGAAACCCTGCCTGTGCGGCACTGTAAAATTCAGAACGTGAAGTTGATGATACCTGACAGAACACTTCTTTGGCATTCTCCCAGTCAACGACCTTTTCTTGGTTTCCTATTTCGTCTGAAACTATCTTTGCTTTGGCAATTTTTACAACATCATTAAACATTGTTAAATCCCTTCCGTGTAGTCCTCGTTCAGACTTAGTGCGTCTCGCAAACGCTCGTAGTTTTTGCGGAAATCCTCACCCTTGCCGTTGAAATCATACTGCCATTTGACATAGTTTTCGATAGCCTTTTTTAGAATCGCACTGCAATCGTCAGCGTCAAAGGGAACGAACACGCCCACACGCTTTAAGTCTTCCATGCAGGCGTCAACGTTTGACATAATGTCGCTATCTAGCTTGTTATGCGATATCCTCAACGAATTTTTCAAACTTTCTAGCATTCGTTATGCCCCCTTTATCATCATGATTACTTGCTCTTTTTCGTGAGTGTCACAAGGCTGTTTTTGTCGACGACCTTGCCGTCTACCAGCATGATACCCTTTATAACCTGATCCTCAGTGTCATTATCCTCATATCTCTTGGCTGTCATCTGGAGATTTGTGTTGAGGATATAGTCCTCAGGGCGGAACAGGAAAGCGACGATTGTGTCAGCCGATACAGCGTCGGTATAAGCGTCGATATCATCAGAGAACACAACAGGTCTGCCAAGAACTGATGGCTGCATATCGCCGTTAAGACCATAGTTGACCCTTGCGATAGGCTGTCCCTGAGTATCTGTCATTGCCTGGATAGTGCAGAATGTTGACCAGTTCATAAACCACTTAACGCCTGCTCTATAACCTGATGGAATTTTTGATATCATATTCCACAGGGTCTTGTATGTAATGCCGCTTGCCAGTGCAATGTCTACGTTCTGACCGCTGACAACAGTTTCCGTCAGAATACCCTTTGGTCTGGTTGTGCCATCACCCTTGATGATTGCTGTTTCGATAGCAGCGATCATTGCATTTGTCACCTGATTAACGAACACAGTTTCGAAGAAATCAAGAGATACTACCGAAACTTCAAGTGACATTGAAATTGGGCATCTGAGCTTGAAGTAACTGAAAGTGATTGAGCCTGTAGTCTTCTTCTGAGTGCCAGAGCTTGCGCCCTCAGCGACCCATGTTGCAACTGGCTTGGCGCTTGAAGTAGGAATTGTCACGCCACCCTTGATATTGGTTTTTGTGACAAGAGCATAGATCTGTCCGTGCTCCTCCAGCTTCTCAACGATTCTCTGCATGGTTGTGGACGGAATAACAGCCGCAACGTCAGTGGTCTTTGTGTTCTGCGCTTCGTTCGCAAACTTTGCAGGGATTGGTGTACCCTCGAGAACGTTGTGCATAAATGCAGTTCTGTACTCGATACTGTCATAAATGTTTGATGTGTGTGTGATCGCATTCTCGCTCATCTTGTTTTCATTCCTTTCAATGATATTTTTCATAGTTTCTGACGCATGGTCCTTTGTCATAGCGTTCAGATTTGCCTGTGTCTTTGCCGCTTTTTCAGCGTCATTCATCAGCTTTTCAGCTTCCTCAAAATTGCCCTCGTCGATAAGAGCCTGAGCCTTGTCAAGCATTTCCTGTCTTGTCATTTTTATAACCCTCCTTTAGTTTGTCCAGCCTTGCCTGTGCTGTTATCTTTTTATCAGCACGCTCAGCTTTCATTTTTTCAATTACGTTCTGCGGTATGATATCGCAGTAGGCCGCCACAAGCTGTGACTTGACGTTCTTGCTTCCTGCAATTTCGTCTATCAATCCCAGCTCGACCGCTTCATCAGCCGTCAGCCATGTTTCCTTGTCCATGATTTCCAGTGCCTTTTCCTTTGTCATGCCTGATTTGGTTATATAGGCATTTGCAATAGTTTCATTGGCTTTTTGCAAAATCTCTGACATCTTGTCCATGTCATGATAATCACCTCTTGTCGCTGATGATACGTTATGCACCATAATCTGTGCCGTCGGTGATATATCTGACTTGCCTGCGCACGCTATCACGCTTGCCGCACTTGCCGCAAGACCGACAACGTGTATTTTGACGTCACCTGAATATTCACGGATTGCCGAATAGATTTCGGACGCCGCAAAAATATCACCACCGCCAGAGTTGATGTAAATTTCCAACGGCTCGCCTTTTTCAGCCGCAGCAGTTATACCCTTTGAAACCTTTGCAGGAGAAGTGGCGTCAATGTCGAAAAGGTCATAGATCCACTGGTCATCATTTGGAATGATAGTACCTTTGACGTTAATTTTCATCATTTTCACCTCCCTCGCCGCTGTCTATCTTTGCCGTGTCTAGTCTGACATAGTACTGATCACCCGAAGGAATGTCAGCCAGATTAAACACACTTCGGATTTCATTTGCGTTCATGATACCTCTGTCGAAAAACTGCACCAGATTCAGTTTAGTTGACATTGACGCAGTGCTCAGATTGAACGCTTCAAAAACTATCTTATTGCCATACCCTCTCTCGATACGGCTGAATAGTTTTCGTGTAAATTCGCCAGCCAGTTCCATTACTACTGGTTCTATCTCCGATTCGTAGTAGGCGTTGTATTGGTTTTCGGTGTAGTTCGATTGCACGATATTTGCGTTTGTATTAAACAGCGAATAAATTCTCTGCGTGGTTTTTTCCATGACCGATGAATTCGGCACATAGTCTTTGGCGTCAACTTGCTTTGCGTCCGCTTTACTATCAACCGCCGCAACACCTGTGCCGTTCTGAACGCTCATGAACTGCTCACTGAATTCTTGCGCCTGCTTCTTCAAATCCTCAGGGCGTAGGGAACTGGTGAACTTCAACAGCCAACGAATAATCGATGAATTTTTGATAGCCTTAACAATTCCCTGGTCTGTTGTTGTTACGATTTCCATTAACGGCGTCAGCGTTTCACTCAGCCGTTCGCCGAAGATATCGTCTTTGTAAAAATCACTACGCAGATGAATGATGTCAGCATACGGAAACGTATATCTTTGCCCATTGAAAAATGTGAATTTCAAATACAAATCATTGCCGATATATACGCATTCCGCACTGTCCGCAGGGATAGGATACAGTTCAGTAGGATAGCCGTTGCCGTCACGAATAATCAAGATAAATGCGTTGTTGTTCAAACACAACTGCGTTGCGATTTTTTCCAACATTTTCTGCATTGTCATGAACTCATTAGGTTCTTCCAACAACATTCGCATATATGGTTCAGGGTTTATCTCGATACTGCCGTCACCATTTCGACTATATGATTTTCTGATATGTTTTGCGGTCAGTTTTCCAATAGCCTTGACCTTTGGACGAATGCAGGCACGTACCAAATCCGACCGATAAACATTGCCGTCCCAACTATAATAGCCGTTGCCGATTTCCGTCATCATCTTATATCGGGTTATTACTTGCGACCTGTTTTTAAAACGATTTATCAGACCCATTTTTTTCACCCCTTTCTGTCTGTTGTTGTTTATCATGGGAACATTCCCGATAAGTGAAATTCCTTAAAACATTTCCATGATTCTTTTTCTTGATAAACCTCATCATATCTTGCCTGAATGCCGTCAAGCGTCATGGCTATCTCTTGCTGATACTTCACTTCGGGATAGTACGTTACTTGCATGAATTTGAAGATATCAGGGTTGATGTTCATTCCGCTCTGATATCGTGCCAAAAACGCTTCCATTTCATATTCCAAGATATAGAAAAGATATCTCGTTCCCATGCTCTTGTCTTTGGGTTGAAATACGCCGTACTTGGTTTCCAGCTCTGAGTTCTCGCAAAGATATCTTACTTTTCCGTCCGTGGCAGATAGCTGAATATAGACAGTGCCAGCTTCGTACACTTTACCCTTTTTCACTCGTTCAAATGTCACAAGGTCAAGCAGTGGCTTGCGTTCCTTCTTGGCATGGGAAATAATATAGTCGGTGCGGTTTTCAAGATTTTTCATTTCAAGCCATGTTGCCATAGTTTCGCCAACAATGTCTTGCTCGGTAAAGAATTTCAGAAAATCGTCCTTGACCTGACTGTATTCATCATCACCGCAAAGGTCTTTTAATATCGCCATGAGGTCATTCGTTGCCTTATGCACTTCAAGCTCACTTTGTATCAGCTCTTTGCAGATGTCTTTTAAAGGTGGAAGTTCCTCCTTTTCAAACGTGTCAACGTAGCGTGGAACGTTCAAGATGTAATCATTCTTAGCAATTTCCTCATAGCTTGCCACGTTTGAGAATTTTTCAACAACGCTACGGCCGTGATATGTATCGGCTATTTTCTGAATATGCTCGTCCGTCATGACGTTCTGCTTGCCGTGTTTTTCAAAAAGCTTTTCGGCACTGATGAACAAAATATCTCTTGTCTGCTTACTCTTGCTGAATACGATAACATTGACAGGTATGCAGGTATTCAAAAACATATTTTCAGGCAATGAGATAACTGCGTCTATCAGATTGTTATCAATGAGTTGCTTACGGATTCTGCCCTCTGCATTTCCTCGGAAGAGAACGCCTGCTGGAAGGATATAGAACGCTTTGCCTACGTCCGACAGCCTTGACAAGCCGTCAAGCACAAACGCATAGTCACTAGCCTTAGCAGGTGCAAGGTCATAGCCCTCAAAGCGTGGGTCTGACTTTGGCTCCCATTTCAACGAATAAGGTGGGTTTGATATAACAACGTCCGTTGCACTTTCCTTATACGTGTCAACAACTTCTATGTTGCTAAACTCGTCCGATTTACTCAGCTTATAGATTTTCTGCACTTCGTTGAGCAGAACGTTTTTTTGCAGAACCACAGCATTCTTATTTCTCAACGCAAGATTGAGAAGTAGCACAGGGATACTCATTTGCGATAATTCTTCGCATTGAAAGACGCTATCCCTATCCATACCAACCGACAGCGCACCAGTTCCTGCACATATATCAATTATCTTTTCTGACTTTGGTGCAAGATTAGAAATCAACTTGCACAGACAATCGGGCGTATAATCCTGCTTTAGATTATTGCGGTTTGCATTATTCTCTTGAAAATAGTCACGCAGACAATCGTTATTGCCGTTGAACCCTTGCTTGACAAATTCCTTACATAGCTTGTCCTTTTCAGCTTTGTCAAGAAGCTTAGCGAGAAGTGCCTGCGGAAGTTCAAAACTTTCTTTTATGCCAAATAGATTGTTAATTACTTCGGTTGTCACTTTTATCTCCTTATATCAAACTCTCAAATTCTTCCTGTCGATTATAATAGACCACATATGCGTCTAGCAACGCCGCAAGTCCGTCTATTCTCTGTGTTCGGTCAGATTTCTTACATGGCTGAATGTTGCCGTTGACGTCCGTCTTTACAGCCGTATTTAGAAAACACCATTTGTCAATTGGGTTATTGTCGTAAACGATGTTGTGCCGCTGAAACTCAGCTTTCAAATTCTTCATTGGGTCAGACAGCGTTATAACGCCCTGACGCACAGGTACTAAAACACCCTTGCCAAACTCTTCTTCAAACGCCTTTATCAGCTCGTCCGAGACGTGCCAAGGGTCATAGCCGATAGCCAACGGATATATATCTTCTTTATCCCTCAGTTCCAAAAACCAATCCAAAATAACACGCTTGTTGACCTTGTTTCCCTCACACGTCCTCAGCAGACCTTGCGATTTCCACAGTTCATACGGCACACTATCTCGTCCACGTCTGTCGCCCTTTTCAGCGTCAGCGTCAAGAACGGCTTGTGGTATCCAGTACATAGATTTTACATACAGCCTATCATCATCAGGCTTTTTGCAGATAGCCTTTGCGGCATTCAGGTCTATATAATCAGCGGCATCAAAACCGCCAATGAAATATCTGAACGGATAGTCCACGACAGTTTCTTCATTGTTCAGCTCGTCCCATCTCAACCAGCCGCTTTCGGTATTCTGCGGCAGGTTAAAATCCTTGACCATAACTGTAGCCTTGAAGCTAGGGTCATCTTTGGCTTTCTGCACCATTTGACGCAGATAGTCGGTTGATTTTATCGTGCCCAGCCCAGGGTTTGCTTTCAGCCAGCATTCTTCCTTATCCCATTCATCAGGGCTATCCAGTTCGTTGATAAACGGCAGAAACCTTTTGTTGATTTCCGTCAGCCGTCCGTATAGCAGATTACTCGCATATTCGTATTGGGCGTCAAAAATGCCGCCACGAACAAAGCCGTTTGTGGTAATGCAAAATAAAATGGGCTGCTGTCTAGCACCCATTGCTTGCTTTATCAAATCATATAGATCTCGGTTCTTGATTGCCGCCAATTCGTCGATAACACCGCAGTGAACGTCCAGGCCGTCAAGGCTGTTTGAGTTGCTTGCAAGGGCTTTTATAAATCCCATGTTCAATGGGAAATACAAATCGGCTGCACGTTTGCGAATATGCTTGCTCAGCAGCGGCGATTGTTTTATCATTTTGTAGCAGGCGTTGAAACCCAGTTTTGCCTGATCTAGCATTGTGGCGACGTTATATATCTGCGGTGAACCCTCTCCGTCATTGACTAGCATATCATTTTCGACCGCCGCAATTTCTGTTGTCTTACCGTTCTTTCGCCCTTCAATTATTAAACATTCGTTATACTGGCGTAGGTTGTTATCGTCAACAAAACCGAATAATGCTTGCAGTCTTGCTTTTTGAAACAACTCCAGCTTCAACGGCTGACCTAGTTTTCCAGACGGCAGCTTACAGAATTTTTCTATAAAATCCGTGTGTCGTGTTGCAATAGCTTCGTCAAAATGAAATTCATCGGGGCTTGCAAATCTGTTCAGTAGCATTTCGGAAACCTTTTTCATTTTTTCGCAAGCAACGATATTTCCGTCATAAATGCCAGTAAAATATTTTTCAAACTCCGTCAACGCTTTGCACCGCCCAGAAATTCCAACAGTTCGTCGCCCTCAGACTTCTGCAGGCTGTCGAGAATAATATCTTCAACTGTCTTAGCCATTGCATTGTACTTTCCGATTAGTGTTGCATACGCCTTGCTTGCCGGGTGCTCTGTCTTGACAGTAAAACCATTGCCATTTGTTGCTTCGATGATTGCACCCTCTGCTTTTATCTTTTTCTGATACTCGCTCAGCAGATTCTCCATGTACTCCAACTGATCTAGCAGCTTTATGCCCAGCTCTCTCTTAGCTGGTTCACAACTGTCCACAGCTTTTCGCAACTCGCTCAAATTCTTCTTGGTTTTTGCCATTATCAGATTACACCCCCTTATGCGATTTTATCGTGCGTAAAAAATGACCTTTGCCCCCTCGGTATCTTAGGGAAAAATTCACTCAAAATTTGAGGGGGGCATAGGCATACCCGATGCGTCAAATTCACATTTTGTTAATTTTTTAGGCGATTTTTGGTAGAAATGTCCCTCGAAATTATCATGACATTTTTTGCATACAAATTCGAGATTGGCATAGTTCAATGATACCTCAGGGTCACGAATGTTTGCTGGTGTCAACAATGTTCGGTGATGAACAATATATCCAGCACGTTCATGACATTCTTCGCAAAGACCGCCGTCGATTAATATGCGTTTGTCGATGTAAGATTGGCGACACTTCTTCCATGCCGCTGAGCGGTAAAAGGAATATGCAAAGTCTTTCATAGTACCGCTCCCATAAAATAAAAATGCCACACGTGGGACACATTGCTAAGAGGTGTGTGTGGCTGATTGGTATCGGTGTCAACATCATTGCAGTATCGACCGATATATCCGCCATAGCTGTTGCCGTGGCGGAAGTCAGGAGATCTAAAACAAAAGAAGTAAAAAACATGGAGCAGGTTAAGTGATGGCGCACCGCCCCTGCACATTGCCTGAGGGCTAGCCACTCAGGCGTAAAAATGGGGTTGGCTTTTATTGAGGATATAACCAACTGACCTTTTGCCCTATCGGGCTATTATACAGTATAACAGATTAATAACTGCATTTCACTGCATTTCACTGCACTCTTTCGGAATGATGATATGTTTCAGGGCTTCGCCGTGAATCTTGTAAATCGTGCGTTCTGAGTAGTTCATATAATCAGTGATCCCCATTATGTATTCGCCATTTTCTTTGTTGAATTTTCCAACCCAGCGCTGATAGAAAAGATACCGTCTTTCAAGGACCTCTCGCTGGTCTGCGTCTGTTACTGCGTCAATGGACTTTTCGATTTGCAGACGTTTGTCAATCAGTATCAGCGCTAGTTCCTGCTGTCTGCGTTCGTATTCCGCTATGCGTTCTATGGTATTTGACATTTTGTCACTATTGCAACTACCATGACTAGCACCTGTATTTTCGTATGAAATACCAGCATATTCTAGTTGTGATCGCAGTTTTTTGACTTTGTTTTCGATGATTTTCACACGCCTCTCGATTTTATAGGCGTTCTGCAAATATTCTTTTGCTGTCATTTCAACCGCCTTTCTGCACCCTGTCGGTCATTTCCGTTGATATCAGTTCCGACAGGTCAATGCCGTTGTCTCTTTCAAATAGCTGGCGTTGTTATCGTTGTCAAATTCAGCCGTGTCCATGATGTCAAACGTGCTATTCACTGCGTCGATAAATGCACGCAGGCGTTTGCCTTTCCAGCCGTACCACTTATCCAACGTCCACAAAACAGTCGCCATTATCTGTTCTGTGATATCCTGCATAATTTCGCCTTGCAGTTCGCTATATCTTTTCTGCATTTCCTTTGCGACCTCTTTTTTGATGTCGCTTTGTCTGACGATGTTTGTTCGTGCTTTCATGGCATTTCACCAGCTTCCAGAAATTCAGGGGTATCGAAAACATTTCCGACAATTTCGCACATATAAAAATCGCTAGGGTATATGTTTGATGTGTCACTTTCTCCGAAAAAACCAGTCTCAGGGTCAAATTTAATTTCAAAAACCTTTTTGTCAATATGTTTTGAAATGTTTCTGTCACACAGGCAGAGATCCCCCTCAAAAATCTTATTGCCGTTCACGTCGGTAAGACCTGTGTACTGACCGATTGTCTCAGGGTCAACTTCGGCTGTATATAACGCACTTGCATAATCGGGTATGATATAGTCTTTTTCTTTTCCTATCCAACCATAGTGGCATGGATAGCCCTGAAACCATTCACCATTATTTACACGTTTCCCTCTAAATAGTATTTCTCGCATTGCCGCTCTCCTTATTACCAAACTTTCAACACCATTTTCCAAGCACAAAACGCTCGTAAAACGTCCCCGTATATATTCTGTGATAGCGTTCTATCACCGCCCGGTCAAGGGTCGGATTGTCCTCCAGCACAAAATGTCTGTAGATAAGCCGTTTTTCCTCAGCCTTGTCTATCCACTCTTTCTTGAACCAGTGGTAAGGATTGTCAGGATTGCAGTTGAACCACAGCTTGCTCCCCGCCACCGAACACCTTGCCACAGCCTGCTCTATAAAGCTTC